AATAGACAAGAAAAGGATATTAAGAAGGAAGCTGCTAAAGTCGTATCTAAAACTAGAAAGGCTGAATCAACTGAAGGTGCTAAACCTAAGAAAATTTGGTCTAATGCTGCAATTTCGAAGATGAGTGTTCGTGAGTATGCGAAGTACGAAGAAGAAATCGACAAAGCTGTACGAGAAGGTAGAATCCAACCTTAATAACAATAAATTGGAGGCTAACACATGGCTACAATGGGACTGGCTACTGGCTACCAGAATTTACCTTCGGGTAATTGGGTACCAGCAGTCTATAGTCAAAAGGTTCAAAAGTTTTTCAGACGTGCATCAGTTGTTGAAGATATTACTAACACTGATTACGCTGGAGAAATTGAAAATTTTGGCGACACGGTAAATATCGTGAAAGAGCCTTCCATTACTGTGAGCGACTATGCTCGAGGTCAAACTGTAAACACACAAACTTTGGCAGATGATAAGTTACAACTTACTGTCGACCAAGGTTCTTACTTTGCGTTTAAAGTAGATGATATCGAAGAAAGACAATCACATGTAAATTGGGAAGCTCTAGCAACTTCTTCAGGTGCTTATTCACTAAAAAAGAACTACGACTATAATGTATTAAAACACATTTATGACAATGCTTCAACATCAGCAGCGAACACTGGAACAGATGCTTCGCCAATTGATGGAGATGCTGCGGCAGATACATTAGCAGATGTTATATCAGCTGCTAAGACAGTTCTTGATGGTAATGATGTACCAGAGGAAAACAGATGGCTAGTTGCACCACCAGCTTTTTACAAGCAATTGAGAAAAGCAGGTGCAAAGATTATGGATCAATCAGTTATGGCTGATGGTTCTGCATCTTCTATGAGAAATGGTATGGTAACAGATAGACCTTTATTTGGGTTTAGACTTTACTCTACAAACGCAATTGCGGTTTCAAGTGGAGCAGCAGCATCTAAAACGTTCGGATCAGCGGGATCTAATGAGTATGCAATCCTTTATGGGCACCAAGGTGCAGTTGCTACGGCAAACCATATTGCGAAAACAGAACTTATCAGGGACCCTGATTCATTTTCAGACATCGTGAGAGGCTTGCATGTTTTCGGAAGAAAAATTCTGAGATCAACAGGCGTTTACTCAGGTGTTATAACAGTAGGTTAATTGGGAGGATAATAGATAGACTATGGCTACATATAATGTAACAGGTGTAGGTGGTACTACTGGGCATCCGTCCAATGGTAGAACACCTTATCTGGTAGAAAATACAATTGATGTATCAGCAGTAAATGGTGACTCAGGTTCAGCACAAAATGACGTTCTTAAGTGCATAGATGTACCTGCAGAAACACTAATTATGGCGGCAGGCGTAGAAGTGCTAACAGCATGTTCAGGTTCTGTAGTAATTGACATTGGTGTCACGGGAAGTACAGCAGGATTTTCTGATCCTGATGCTTACGTAGATGCTTATGATGCTACAGGAGCAGCTTATGCACCGAGAGATGTTGCAGACGCAGCACCTATGCTTACAATCAAGACAGCAGATACTATCGATGCTTTGATGGCTGGTGCAGCTTCGAGTGCGGGTAAAATCCGTGTTTGGGCAGTACTATGCGATCTTTCAGGTATTGATGAATCAGATAACAATACAAGTACACAACACGACACAGCAGTATAATAATACTGTTTAATTTTAAGGGGGGTATTTATATCCCCCTTAATCAATCCCTTATTAATTAGGAGAATAAAATGACTACTTATGATTTAACTAAAAAAACTAATGCTAGTACGGGACAAATAGTTATGCCATCTCCCCACGAAATAAGGTTACAGAATTTAGAAGATAAAGTCACTTCACAAAGTGAAACATTGGAACACATTGTAAAGTTACTCAATGAGTTATCAGAAAAGAAATCAGCTTCTTGAAATAATTCAAGAGTATAAGTCTGATAATACTGCTTTAAAAGAGCAGATTAAAGATTTAAAAAAACAATTAGACGATGCAGAGTCTAGGATTAAAAGACTATTAATTCGTTTTGAACAATTTGAATATGACAGCAAGGATGAAAAATAATGGCTACCACTTATCTAATTCTATCTAACCGAATCTTAAGAGAATTGAATGAAGTTGAAATGACTTCATCAAATTTTTCTAGTAGTCGAGGTATTCAAACAGCAGTTAAAGATTTTATTAACAAATCAGTACACGATATTTATAATGAAGGGGCTGAAATTCCTTTATTACATACAACAACGACTCAAGCCCTTCAAGTAGGTGATGGAGAATATGATTTTCCATCAAATATGCGTAGAGTGGACTTTGAGTCTTTTTTTTTAAAGCCAACTGAATTAATTACTAACGGAGAATTTACTTCAAATATAACTAGTTGGACTAATGCTACAACTGGAGCTGTAGGAGAAGGAACTCCTGCATATAATTCTGGTGGTAATGGACGATGTAGATTAAATGATGCTGCAGTATCACAAGCGATTACTACAGTAAAAAATAAAACTTATAAAGTTCAAGTAAGAGTTATTGATTCTGCATCAGGAGGTTCTAGTTTAGCTGTTAAAGTAGGTAATGCAGCTCATGCTACAACTGATTTAAATGCAACTTTAACTGTTACAAATTATGGTGAAGGTAATGTTTTAGATACAACCTTTACAGCAAGTCAAGTAGCAACCTATATTACTGTAATTAATAGTGATTCAAATAATATGGATGTTGATTATGTAAGAGTATCACGAAGTGATATTGCACCTAAAAAATTAGCTAGTATTACTTACGATACTTATTTGCAAACTAATAAAGTTGCAGATGATGTAAATGCTAGTAGTGCTTTTGGGCTTCCTGCAAAAGTAATAAGAAAACCTGACTACAGTTCTTTTATTTTAAGTCCGATACCAGGTGAAGGAGAATATACAGTTAGTTATGATTATTTTACAACTCATACTGATTTATCTGCACATGGTGATAATATGGGATTACCAGATAGATTTGCTCCATTAATAATTGATAGATCAAAATATTATGTTTATATGTTAAGATCAGATCCACAACATGCACAATTAGCAGATAGAGATTATCAAAGAAAATTAAAATTATTAAAAACAGATTATGGTACTCACGCAGATTATATGAGATCAGATACAATTGCAGAGAGTATTACTACTACTGTAATATAGGAAATTAAATGCCAAGTACAGATACTTCACAAATAACACCCTATACAGCTAGTTGTGGTGGAGGACTTATATTAAATAAAGATATATATAATATGCAACCTGGTGAAGCTCTACAATTAACTAATTTTGAACCATCAGTTCAAGGGGGATACAGAAGATTAAATGGCACAACAAAATATAATTCAACTATAGTTCCTCAAGTAGCAGCTTCAAGTGAAAGAGTTTTATTATCAGCTATTTTTAATGATATAATTATAGCAGGACGTGGTGGGACAGTATATAGCGGAACTACATCTGGATCCTGGACATCAAGAGCTACAAGTAAAGGATCAACTTATACTTATGATTTTGATAAATTTAATTATGATGGTACAAACAAAATTATAATTGCTACAGGATCTACAAATGCATTTACTTTAAATACAAGTTATACTGAAGATATTATAAATGCAACAGGTGGAGGAACAGCACCTACTGCACCTAAATATGTAAAGTCTTTTGCTAATCATATGTTTTATGCAGGTATGTCTGATGCAACTCATAATATTATATTTTCAGGACCTTTTACAGAAGATGATTTTGATACTAGTGCAGGGTCGAGTTAAAGTTGGTGATGTTGTTACAGGATTAAAAGTTTTCCGTGATGAATTATTTGTATTTTGTCAAAGAAGAATTTATAAAATAACAGGAACGAGTTCAAGTAACTTTGCATTAGCTGAAGTAGCAAAAAACGTTGGTTCAATTTCTAATCATTCCATTCAGGAAATAGGTGGAGATTTAATTTTTTTATCTGCAGATGGTTTAAGAACAATTGCAGGTACAGAAAGAATTGGTGACGTTGAACTTGGTACTATTTCAAAACAAGTACAAGATAGAATTAATGATATTACTTATACTAATGTGACTTCATTAGTTATAAGAGATAAATCACAATATCGTTTATTTTATCCTACTGATGGAGCTGAAAGTAGTTCAAAAGGACTTCTAGCTTGTATTAAAATTAATCCTAATACAAATCAATTAGGATATGAATACGCAGATATAAAAGGTTTAAAAGTTTCTTGTTGTGATTCAGATTATATTAGTAATACTGAAACTATTGTATCAGGTGGATATGATGGATATATTTATAAACAAGAATCAGGAAATGTTTGGACAAGAGCCAGTACTACAACAACTTTAGATTCAACTTATAGATCTCCCGATATGACGATGGGAGATCCTGGAATTAGAAAATCAATGGAAAGAGTAAACTTAAACTGGAAACCTGAAGGTGAAGTCAGTGCAAGTTTATACTTACAATATAATTATAATGATAGAGAGACCCCTCAGCCAGCTTTAATTGCATTAACTTCATCAGGAAGTGGTGCTTACTATGGTACGGGGGCATATGGAACAGCAACTTATGGTCAAGGAGATTTACCAATTACAAGAAAATCAGTAGAAGGATCAGGATTTGCTATTGCAGTAAAAATAACAGACACAAGTACTAATTTACCTTGGTCAATCCGAGGATTTCAATTAGAATTCGTACCAGGAGGAAGACGATAAAATGGGAGCAACATACACAAGACAGAGTTCAGCAGGGATTACAGATGGTGCCGTTATTGAGGCATCGGATATCAATGATGAATTTGATCAACTTTTAGCCGCATTTGTAGCAGCATCAGGACATACCCATGATGGTACAGCTGCAGAAGGTGGACCAGTAGCAAAATTATTAGGTACATCACTTACATTAGGTGATGGTACTGCAGGCACAGATATTACTGTAACATTTGATGGTGAAACATCAGATGGTGTATTAACATGGATGGAAGATGAAGATCATTTTAAATTTTCAGATGATATTGTTGTTGATAGTACTAAAAAATTATACTTCTATGATGAGGGTGGTGAATATATTTCTGGTGATGGAACAGATTTAACACTTACCTCAGGTGCAGATATTAATATACCTTCTAGTATAGGTTTAACTTTTGGTAATGATGGTGAAAAGATTGAGGGTGATGGTACAGACCTTACTATTACAGGAAATACTATTAATTTAACAGCTACTACTGATGTAGCACTTGCCGCAAATACTGGGCTTTTAATGGCTGGTACAGAAAAACTTGAATCAGATGGAACTGATTTATCAATTACAGTTGGTGCTGGTGGTGACATAAATATTGGTTCTGATATTGGCTTAACGTTTGGTGACGATGGTGAAAAGATAGAAGGCGATGGAACTGATTTAACAATTGCAGG